TGTTGCAGAGCAGCGTTACGTTACTGGCGCAGAGCCAACGACTATCGTTGCAGCCGCAGGTGCGTACCTCTCGGACTTTGGCCTCATCAGCATCGTTCCTGACCGCTTCATGCGCTCAACCGATGCCCTGATGCTTGACTCCGAGTATGCAGCTCTGGCTTACCTCCGTCCTTTCCAAACGAACGACCTGGCAAAGACCGGCGACTCTGACAAAACTCAGATTCTTGCCGAACTGACCCTCGAAGTTCGTAACGAGAAGGCTCATGGCGGTATTTTTGACCTGAAAGCAGCGTAACGTGTGATAGAATCGGCGGTGGGGTATTCCCACCGTCGGTTTTACAGGACTAGATATGCAAAAACTGGGCGAAGAAGTAACGATAGAAGGAAAGCGTACTTGGTTTGCGGACGGAGATGGCGGGCTTGTCATCAGGGACGAACAAAACGTCGCACCCGTACTAGAGGCAAACAAGGCCGCTTATAACCAGATAGACCAACGCGCACGCTGGGGTGATGGTGCGCTAGTTGCGGAGATTCCCAATTCGGTCATTGCAGACCTGAATGTGAAGGGAATTATGAGGGGGTTCGCGGTGGTAGACCAGAAACGAATGAAAGCCTTTCTGAACGACCCGGAGAACCGTTTTTTACGGACGAGACCGGGGAGGATTTAGTGGGCAAGGTTCACGACAAGATTAAACAAAAGCAGCAAAAAGCACCGTGGGAAGATAAGAAAGTCGCCATTTGTATCCCTTCTCGTGGAGAGATGGAGATAGGAACGGCGTTTGACTTGGCGGTAATGTGTGCCTACGACGCACGCAACCGTAGCGGACACCAAGCGGTGTACACGGTTGCCGGAACCCTGATATTTGACCAGCGAGAGAAGTTGGCAGCCGAAGCCTTGAAAGAGGGTGCGGACTACATTCTGTGGATTGACGCAGATATGCGGTTTCCAAAGAACACGATAGAGATACTGCTCGCGCACGACAAGCCCATCGTTGGGGTGAACGCTACAACGAGAACCTCGCCGGTAAGACCTACGGCAAAAAACCTTGAGATAGATTTCGAGAAGAAAGAGAATCATTGGATTCCAATCGTCTCTAAAGACAAGACCCACCTAGAGTGTGTGACCGCGATTGGTTGCGGGGTGATGATGGTCAAGCGGGAGGTGTTTGAGAACACGCCGAGACCTTGGTTCTGGTTCGAGAAGATACCTGGCGACAAGTTGCTAGGCGAGGATGTGTACTTCTGCATCAAGGCAAAGGACGCAGGATTCGATACTTATTTAGACCACCACCTGTCCAACGCAATTGGACACGTTGGGTCTTACACTTATTCATGGAACGACTACAATGGCCCTAGCGACTTTCAGCGACCTCCAGACATCGGTAGCGAACTACCTCGGACGGAGTGACCTTACCAGCCAGATTCCTGACTTTATCTCCCTAGCGGAGTTGCGCCTATCCCGCGACATTCGTACCCGCAGGATGCTCCAGACCTCTACGGCTACTATGACCGTAGGCGACCCGACGGTAGGACTGCCAAGCGACTTTTTATCCATCCGTGATGTGTTTATCCAAGGCTTGCCGAGAACGGTAGTCTCCTACCTCTCCCCAAGTGCTTTCTCTAGCAACTCCCGCGCAGACCAGCAAGGTCTTCCGGTGTTCTACACCATGCGGGGCAACGAGTTAGAGTTTGCGCCAAAGCCTGATAGTGCTTACACCTTGCAGATGCTCTACTACTACAAGCCCGTGGTGCTGTCGTCAGGCAACACTAGCAACGAGTTCTTGGCTAACTACCCAGACGCGCTGCTCTACGCCTCCCTCTTAGAGGCAGAGCCGTACCTTATGAACGACCCGCGTACACAAACGTGGTCGAGCCTGTACAACCAGGCAATTACAAGAATCAACACCTCCGACGAGGAGAGTGAGTTTTCTGGTGTTCCCTTAGTTATGACCGTTACAACGAGGTAATAAAATGGCAGAATTTTCAGATTATTTAGAGAACAAAGTCCTAGACCACGTTCTCCGCAATGTTTCTTACAGCTCACCTACGACGGTGTACGTTGGGCTTTACACATCCAACCCGACAGACACGAACTCTGGTACGGAAGTAACTGGTGGCTCCTATGCCCGTCAGACCCTATCCGTAACTACGGCTTCCAACGGAATCGTCACCTCTAGCGCGGACGTTACATTCCCGCAATGTACGGCTTCATGGGGTTCTGTGGGGTTCATAGGTATTTTGGACGCTATTACTAGCGGCAATTTGCTTATGCACACAGCCTTGACGACTGCTAAGACAATCGACACGGGCGACATTCTCAAGATTACTACTGGCAACCTTACGGTAACGCTGGACTAAATGGCATTACTGACCCTTGAAGAACTAGACCGCTTCGGGAGTCTGGATTCATTACCGTTTTCGCTAGACTCGAACTGGATGGACTGCGGGATTCAAGGCCCGTTTACGCTAGAAGAATTAGATTACTTCAGCACAAGCATTGACGCGCTTGCGTTCTCGCTAGACAGCCCTGTGTGGGCTTCTGCGGACACGGAAATATGTCTCGTCTACGCCCCCCAGAACATTACGGGGGTTGGTACTGTAAACGCCGCCGCAGAGTTCTTCAAGAGTGCCGAGGCAATTATCACCGCCAACGGTCAGGTGGTTGTCAATGGTACGAGATTGCGTACGGTTGAGGGTGCGGTTGATAGTGCTGGTGCGGTATCCGCAGATGGAACGCTAACCAGAACGGTTGTAGGCTCAATTTCAGGCGTGGCAAGTGTGGTGTCAGACGCTACACGGACAAGAACCGTTGTCGGAGACATAACCTCCGCTGGGTTTGTGAACGCCTCCGCTAACACCATTGTAAGCCCCTCTGCGACGATTACTGCGGTGGGAAGTGCTACGGCACTAGCCGACAGACTGCGAACGGTTGTAGGCGATATTACGGCCTCTGGGGCGGTTTCTGCCGACGCAGTAAGGCTGAGAATAGTAGATGGCGCGATTACGGCAGAGGGGTTTCTCTCCGCTACCGCAGGTTTCGAGGTAAGCGCACAGGCAAATGTTTCCGCAGTAGGCACGTTAACTGCAATTGCTGGGATTATTTACGGCGTTTCTGGGCAGGTGGCAAGTAATGCACAGCTTACCTGCACGCTTTACAAGTTTGGCGAGGAGTGGGTTTTAGTCCCTGACCAGCCAAATACATGGACTGCGGCTAATTTCCAAAGCGACACATGGACACAGGCATCGACCAGTTCGGACACATGGACACCTATTTCTGCCCAAAACGACGTTTGGACACAACAATCTTCGGGAAGTAACACATGGCAATAACAAGAGTTACCTTTGGAGAGTGGCTACCAGACCAGCCAGGGGTTATCGGTGCGCTGACCACGGCTAAGAACTGCTACCCAAGAGCCGTTGGCTACGGGCCGTTTCCGACAGAGGAAGATTATTCTGGAAACGCAGCCCAGAACCTAACTAACGTGGTAGCCGCAAGGGATGTGGCTGGAACCACCAAGGTCTTTGCCTCTGGGACAACCCGCCTGTACATTTTAGATTCCTCTGACTTCTCGCTAGACGACGTGTCGGCAACGACCTACACAAACGCGACAATGTGGAAGTTCACGCAGTTTGGCAACAAGGTAATCGGCGCAACAGAGGCACACACCCTGCAAGCCTACGACCTAACGACAACGGTAAACTTTGCCAATCTGTCCTCGGACGCGCCCAAGGCTAAGTTCGTGACCGTGGTACGGGACTTCGTGGTTACTGGTTATCAAACAGACTACCCAACCCGAGTGCAATGGTCGGGTATTAACAACGAGACAACTTGGGCTGCATCTGCCACGACACAGGCAGACTTTCAGGACATTCCTGACGGCGGCAGGGTTCAAGGGGTTACGGGTGGCGAGTTCGGTCTTGTCCTGATGGACAGGAGTATCTATCGGATGTCCTACATTGGGACACCGCTGATATTTCAATTCGACAACATCTCTAGAAACCTTGGGTGCTACGAGTCCAACTCGGTCATCCAATGGCAAGGTATTACTTACTTCCTATCTGACGACGGGTTCTACGCCTGTGACGGACAGCAAATCGTCAACATCGGCGCGGAGAAGGTAAACCGTTACTTTTTTACAACACTCAGGGAAGCAGAACTTGACCTTATGAGTGTGGCGGTAGACCCGTCCAAGAACTTGGTGATGTGGGGATATTCCTGCACAGACCTGACCTACCGAATCCTGATGTACCACGTTCCCACAAAGCGGTGGGCTTACGCGGATTCCACGGTAAACAGAATCGCCTCTAGTTCTACGCCAGCGGTCACGCTTGACGGGTTAGATAACTTCTCTGCCTCGCTAGATGCCCTGCAAACGCCCCTAGACTCGCGTCTATGGCTCGGCGGCAAGTTGCAGTTGGCAGGGGTTACAGGGGCTAAAATCATTACCTTTACCGGCCCAGCAAAGACCGCGCTGATTGACACGGCAGATATTTCCGCAGACCAGAATCAGTCTATGATTACCCTTGTAAAACCATTGGTTGACAACGGTTCTGGGTCGGTGGCCGTGGAGTCTAGGTTGCAGCTAAATGCGACCCTGTCCTTCCCGTCTGTGACCGCCGCAAACAGCGAGAACCGCGTGGGAGTTAGGTCTTACGGGCGTTATCACAGGGTAAGGCTTGAGCCGTCTGGGAACAACTGGTCGTCTGCCATCGGAGTAGATGTAGAGATTCAGCAAGCAGGGACTCGCTAATGTTTAGAGTTCTACCGTACCAAGGTGGGACACCACGGGACATCTCCGAGGTGGTCAACAACCTGATGAACGGCAAGTCCAATAACACGGGGACGATTACACTTACCACGGGCAATGCGACCACGACTACCTTGGTAGACGAGCGTATTTCTGTAGATACAAAAATTGTACTTATCCCGTTCTCGGACGCGGCAGAATTAGACTCTGCGCCATACGGTGCGTTTCAGGACAACACCGACCAAGCGGCTACAACGCTGTCGGATGCTTACATTATGTCATTTGACACCGAGGACTTGTCTAACGGTGTTTATCTAAGCGACACAAATAGAATCAATGTCCGAAACAAAGGTATTTACTCTGCTGCGTTCTCGGTTCAGGTAAAGAACACGACTAACGACGCTCAGGACTTTGATGTCTGGTTTAGAAAGAACGGAACGGATTTAGCCGGTTCCAATAGCAGGTTTGGTATCAAGGCTAGGAAGTCTGCTGGTGCCGCGTCGCACATGATTGCGTCAAGCACGTTCTTCTTGGACTTAAACGCTAACGACTATTTTCAGCTTGCGTGGCATCCCACGGACTTAGGGGTGTCGATAGAACACTTTGCGGCTGTTTCAGCGTCTGCTGGGGTAACTCCCGCGATACCAGAAACCCCGTCAATTATTCTGGTGG